GTTCATCAATCAGCAACAGTACGACGGTATTGCGGTCAAGACCGTAACGTCTACCTATCCGCAGGTCATGTTTGTGAACATGACCTACCCCAACATTGACATTTACATCTATCCCAAGCCAACGCGCCTGCTAGAGTTCCACTTCATCAGCGTTGAAGAGTTGTCCCAACCGGCGACTTTGGCGACTACGCTGGCTTTCCCGCCGGGATACCTGCGGGCGTTCACCTACAATCTGGCGATGGAGATCGCGCCTGAGTTTGGCGTTGAGCCATCCGATCAGGTCAAGCGGATTGCTATGACCAGCAAGCGTAACCTTAAGCGCATCAACAACCCTGACGATGTTATGTCGATGCCGTACTCGCTGGTTGCAACCCGTCAGCGGTTCAACATCTACGCGGGTAACTATTGATGTTTATTGCGCTTGACTACGATAAGACTTATACCGCTGATCCAATCTTGTGGGATGGTTTTATTCAGTCTGCTAAAGACCGTGGTCATGAAGTAAAAATTGTCAGTATGCGTTACCCAAGCGAACCGATAGAATCGGCCCCAATAGAAGTTTTGTACACTAGCCGAAAAGCAAAAGCGTCTTGTGTTCAAGCAGATATTTGGATTGATGATAGCCCTCAATGGGTGTATCAGGACTCTCTATGAAGACTCCAATCCTAGGTAGCGCGTATGTTGCTCGGAGCATCAATGCTGCGGACAACAGAATGGTCAATCTTTTTCCTGAGATTGTGCCGGAAGCAGGTAAAGAACCCGCCTTTCTAAACAGAGCGCCAGGGCTGCGCTTGCTGACCACTGCTGGCGACGGTCCCGTTCGAGGACTGTGGACGTATGGCGGTATTGCCTACGTTGTCAGTGGCGACAAACTCTACTCAATGGCAGGGTTTGGAACGCCGGTTGTTATTGGTACGGTGTCTGGCACAGGGCCGGTCAGCATGGCTGACAACGGCACGCAATTGTTTATTGCGGCTAACGGCCCTAGTTACATCTACAACAACAGCACGGGCGCGTTTGGTCCGATCACCGATCCAGACTTCCCCGGCGCTTTGACCGTGGGCTACCTCGACGGGTACTTTGTTTTCATTGAACCCAACAGCCAAAAAGTCTGGGTGACCACTTTGCTGGATGGCACTTCAATTGACCCGCTAGATTTTGCCAGCGCTGAAGGCTCGCCTGACAACCTAGTCAGTATGATCGTTGACCACCGCGAAGCGTGGTTGTTTGGGACCAATTCGGTTGAGGTTTTCTACGACGCTGGCAACGCAGACTTTCCGCTGCAACGCATCCAAGGCGCGTATAACGAGATTGGTTGCGCTGCAACATTCTCAGTTGCCAAATTAGACAACGGCTTGTTTTGGTTGGGTGCAGATGCTCGCGGTCAGGGTATTGTTTACCGTTCGCAGGGCTATTCGGGCCAGCGGATCAGCACCCACGCAATTGAGTACGCAATTGCCCAATACGGCAACATTAGCGACGCGATTGCCTATACTTACCAGCAAGAAGGCCATTCTTTCTACGTCCTGACGTTCCCATCGGCTGATAAAACGTGGGTGTACGATGTATCTACACAAGCGTGGCATGAGCGGGCTGGCTTTGATAATGGCAACTTTACGCGGCATCGCAGCAACTGCCAAATGGCGTACAACAGCGAAGTAGTCGTTGGCGATTACGAGAACGGCAACCTGTACGCGTTTGACCTAGACGTTTACGCTGACAACGGCAACATCCAAAAATGGTTGCGCTCTTGGCGAGCGTTACCCACCGGCCAGAACAATTTGACCCGCACGGCGCATCACAGTCTGCAACTTGACTGCGAGTCGGGCGTTGGGTTGAGCGGATTACCCTACAGCGATCTGACTTATTTAGTTACGCAAAGCGATCTGTTTTTGACAACTGAATCTGGTGATTTTCTTATCGCCGCCGAAGCATCAAGCGGCGTTGGGGTTGAGCCTAAAGCTATGCTGCGCTGGTCAGACGATGGCGGTCACACTTGGTCCAATGAGCATTGGTCGCTTATGGGCAAGATCGGCGCGTATCAGCATCGCGTGTTCTGGCGGCGCTTGGGCATGACGCTCAAACTGCGTGATCGAGTGTACGAAGTGTCCGGTACGGATCCGGTCAAAGTTGCCATCATGGGCGCGGAACTGCATCTTAGTGGGACAAACGCCTGATGGCCGTTAGCAATAACATCACCACGATTCCGGCCTCTCGGGTTCCGTTAACAGACGAACGAACCAAGCTGATCTCGCGTGAATGGTATCGGTTTTTCAACAACCAATACACCAAGACCAACCAGAGCGCCAACGCGGTAACCCCCGGCGACTACGGCGCGATTGGGGATGGCGCGGTGGATGACTCGGCCAGCATTCAGGCTGCGTTAGATTCTGGGTTTGACGTTTACCTGCCGCCCGGTCGCGTCTACGCAATTGGCACAACGCTTACGATGTCCACGCCCAACCAGTCGTTTGGCGGGCCGGGTGTCTTGCGTATCGCTGGCGCGATCAACGGGTTAGAACTGATCTCGCCAACCGCCACGATTGTGACGGGCGTTCAGTTGGATCTGACTTTTGATTCGCCTACGCAAACTTCGGGTTGGGCGGTCTACATCAACAACAGTAGCCGCGTCAAAATCAACAAGCTAAACATCATTCGCGGCTTTGGTGGTTTGTACGTACAACAGGCCAACTGGGTGGTCGTTGACTTTATGTGGGCATCGCTCACAGGCCCAGGCGTCAAATGGTACGGCAACGACTCCACTCGATCAGATCTGCTGATTTTGAACGCCGTTGTTATAGATCCGGGCGACGCTTACTACGGCATGGACTGGGACGGTAACTGTCACAGTCTGACGGTCAAGTACCTTGGCATCATTGGCGGCAAGGGCATGATCATCCGTAACACTGACGGGTCTACAACCTTTCCCGCTATCGGGCGAATTGGTCAAGTGGAAGTGGACTACTCCACCGGCATCGGCGTTGAGATCCAAGCCGGTCTGGATTATGACTTTGTGATGCCATACGTTCTTGGCGCGGCGTCAGACGGGTTCCGTATTGCTGCGTCGATTAACGCTTACGAAGTGCGGATTACGGGCGGCAAGTCTATTGGCAACGGTGGCTACGGGATTAACAACCTGGGCGGCGTCCTGTTGTACGCGGGTGATACCTCGCTATACTCCAACGGCTTAGGCGAAACAAACGGATCAGTTTGGAGCAAGACGCCGCGCCAAGCGATTGATGACGATTACTATCTGACGGTCAGCAGCGGTTCGCCATTACTTGTTTTTGCGCCCACTGACTACCTTTCTTACGACAGAACCGCTAATCAGTACAACTTCCAAATTGCGGGCAACGGCATTTTCAATATGTCGGCTACTGCGGTTCAATCGTACAAACCAATTCGTATCCAAGGCTCAACATCTGGGTACGTTGGCTTGACTGTTCCAGCGGTAGCGGGCGGCACAACGTACACTTTTCCCTCTGCCCCAACTAACGGGTACTTTCTTCAGACAGATGGGTCTGGAATTTTATCGTGGGCGGCGGCAACTAGCGGCGGCGTTACCAGCGTTAGCGCAACCAGCCCAGTTAACTCTTCGGGCGGCACAACACCAAATATTACTGTAAACGCAACCAGCGCCAACACCCCGCTGTATCTTGTGCAGCGCAACAGTTCTGGCGACTTCAGCGGTAACTTTATTACTGGGGTTGGGTTCTACGCTGACGCGACCTACTATATGCAGATGTCGGGGGCCAACCCGAATCTGGTGTTTGATACGAATGATTATCTAGCCTACGACCGCACGAACAACAGCTACAACTTTCAAATTGCTGGCAACGGGATTTTTAAGGTAACCACAACTTATGCCCAATCGCTCCAGCCTTTTGTCTTACCTCAGTACACGGTGGCAACGCTTCCAACGGGCATTCAGGGAGCAACTGCTTACGTTACAGACGCCTCTGCTCCTGCGTATAATACAACCGTTGTCGGAGGCGGCTCCTCCGTTGTCCGTGTCTTCTTTGACGGTACTTCGTGGAAAACCTGACATGACCACCTACATTTCGCCCCAACCGAAACTGCAATTTCTGGACAACAACGGTGTACCGTTGTCGGGCGGTAAGGTTTACACCTACGCAGCCGGAACCACCACGCCGCTGACCACTTACACGGACTACACCGGCAGTACGGCTAACTCCAATCCGGTCATTCTTGACAGTCGCGGCGAGTGCAGCATCTGGTTGGGTACGTCTTCGTACAAGTTCAAACTCACCACATCCACGGACGTTGAAGTCTGGACCGTTGACAACATTTCGGTTTTGACCAGTTCTGCCAACATCACCTACGTTGAATCCGGCACTGGCGCTGTTACGGAAACGGTTCAGGCCAAACTGCGCTTAGGTTACGTTTACCCAGAAGACTTCGGCGCTGCCGGTGATGGCACGACCAACGACACGACCGCGCTACAGAACGCGATCAATACTGGCCGCGATGTTTACCTTGCCGCTGGCAAGACTTACCTGCACACCACGGCGCTATCGGTCACGACCAACTATCAGTGGCTTGGCGGTCCCGGCATCCTCAAGACTTCTGGTGCGATTAACAGCGTCAACGTAGGTGGCAGCAGTATCGGCGTCAAGTTGTCGCTTAACTTCAACTCTCCCGGTCAAACCACGGGTTACGCCATCTATATCAGTAGTGCTGATCGAGTGACGATTGAGCGGGCGTATTTGTACGATGCGTTTGGGGCGTTGTACGTTGAGAGCGCCAACACTGTTCAAGTGGAATGGATGTGGGGCATCATTCGCGGCCCAGGCATTAAGTGGTACGGCGACGCCGCAAAGCGCTCAGACATTCTGTCAATCAACTTCTGTGTACTTGACCCAGGCCCTAACTACTACGGGTTTGAATGGGACGGCAACTGTAACAGCCTAAACGTCAAGTACATGGGTCTGGTGTGCGGA